TATCAGGAGTATATGAATATAGCTCAATCTCCAGAAGATAGTCCATTTAAACCTGATTATATTAAAATACACCATTATGACTATGAGATACGAGAAGGACAGAATATACTTGTTAAAAAATTACCCGATGATAAAGAAGAGATAAAACCTGTTGCAGTATACTCTGGTGTAGACCCTGCATCTAGTCTATCAGCAAGAGCTGACTTTTTTGTTATAGCTACAGTTGGTTTAGATAGTGATGGTAATATATATATTATTAATATAGTCAGAACAAAGTTAGACCCAGCGGAACAACCCGATGCTATTATTAAGCAATATAAAAAATACAAACCCAAAAGAATGAAGATTGAAACTGTTGCGTATCAGGAGGCATTAAGGTCTTCTGTTAGAAAACAGATGCAAGAGGAGGATATATTCATACCGGGACTGGAGAAAGGCGTTAAACCCAGAAACAGAAAATCAGAGCGATTACTTTCACTAGTCCCGATACTTGCAAAGGGTCAATTCTTCTTTAGACCTCAAGATATAGAAGCACAGGCTGAGTTCCTATCTTACCCCAGAGGTAAACATGATGATGTCATGGATGCAGTATGGACAGCATTAGATGGTGCTAGACCCAGTAGACGCAAGGAATATCAGGAGGTTGATACATCAGATAGATTAGGAAAAAAAGTGCTTGACTGGCTAACTATGTAGATAGTATATTTTGCGTTAGGATAACTTATGGCTGAGAACTATAAAAAAGAGAATCTCGTAGAAGAGACTCAAAACTTATTTAACGACTATTCAAACAATAGAGAAAAATGGGCTATACAGGCTCAAGAAGACAGAGAGTTTCGTTTAGGTCAACAATGGACTAAAGAACAAGCTAGAGTCTTAAGAGAGCGTGGTCAAGCCCCTATTGTAGTTAATAGACTACATCCAGCAGTAGAAATGGCAAAAGCACTTCTTACTGCTAATAGACCTCAATTCAGAGTATCACCAAGAGAAGATAGTGATAATAAGCTAGCACAGCTTATGAATGCATTACTTGCTTATATGTGGGAAATATCAGATGGTGTAACTGTACTTCGTAATGTCGTAGATGATTACTACACTTGCGGTATGGGAGTAATGATGGTTTATCAAGACCCAATGCGTGATAACGCAAAAGGCGATGTAGTTATAAAAGATATTGACCCTCTTGATTTATATATAGACCCTAATTCAAGAGATAGATTTGGTGATGATGCGGAGAATATGATTGTTTCTAGAATGTTTACAAAAGACCAAGCTAAAAGAATGTATCCCCAATATGAGTCAAAAATTAAAAATGCTACCTCAGACAGGTCATCAGATAGACCTAATACAGGAAGAGAACATGATGGTAAAGCAATATTTCCTGAAGATATAGAAACTATGACTGATTCTGCATTGGGTCAGTCTGATGAGTATGTAAGAGGATATGAACGCTACTACAAAGAAATGGTTAGTAGATATAGAGTTCATGAGACATTTACTGGCGTAGAGCATGTATTTGATGATGATGAGTATGAAGAATATGTAAATAAACAAGCTTACATTATAGAGGGTAGACCCATAGTAAGGGAAGATGTAGCTAGAATGACAATGGAAAGATTGCAACAATCTTATCAAGAAATGTTACAGCAAGCTCAAATGCAGGGAGTAGACCCTGAACAACTTCCAGAGCCACCTTCGTTAGAAGTTACTGTAATGGGTCAGTTTATAGAAGAAGGATTAATCAAGGTTGTAGAAATACAAACTTGTAGAGTGTGTCAAGTTGTAATTATGGGAGACCAGTTGTTATACAAAAGAGTTCTTCCTACGGATAAATATCCTATTGTACCTTTTATGAATATCCACACAAGAACACCATATCCATTATCAGATATTAGAATGTGTAAGGATATGCAGGAGTATATTAATAAGACACGCTCACTTATTATAGCTCATGCTACTACTAGTACAAATGTAAAAATTTTAGTTCCAGCAGGTTCTGTTGATATGAGAGAGTTTGAACAGAAGTGGTCACAGCCGGGTGTTGCTATTGAGGTAGACTTTGACCAAGGTGCACCTCAACCAGTTCAACCCTTACCATTGCCAAATGAACTTTATCAAAACGAACAAACTGCTAAATCAGATATTGACCATCAACTTGGTCTTTATGAGTTAATGATGGGTAATTCTCAAGCCGCCCCTCATACTTATAAAGCCACAGTATCTATTGATGACTTCGGTCAAAGAAAGATAAAATCAAAGTTAATGGACATAGAAGCTGGTCTGAGTCGGGTATGTCAAGTTGCAATCCCACTTATGCAACAACTGTACCAAGAAGAAAAAGTTATCCGTCTGGTGCAACCTAACAATATGACCAGCGAATATTTGATTAATAGAAGTTTTTACGATGACTTTACTCAAACAGTACAAAAATACAACGATATAGGTCTAGGTACTTATGATGTTGTTGTGGTTACTGGTTCTACATTACCAACAAATAGATATGCACAATTAGAACTATATATGGATGCATATCGTAATGGATTAATAGATAAAGAGGAAGTATTGAAGAAAACAGAAATATTTGATGTCGAAGGAGTATTACAAAGAACAGATACTATTGAACAACTCTCTAGACAATTACAACAAGCTCAAGAGCAGATTAAGAAGATGGGTGGCGATATGCAAACAAGAGACAGAGAAAATGTTAATCTAAAGCAAAGAGTTGAAGTTGAAAAATTTAAGGCAGGTCTCGATAAGATATCTAACCGGGCTCAGTCCGCAGGTACCTTATATGAAAAACGCCTTGATGACGCTACTAGTGAAATGGCTTCTGAACTTAGGAGGACAAGAAAAGAAGCTGGCTAAACCCGGGATACCTCTACCACTAGTTAGAGCTCTCACATTGAGGAAATTGACATGGCTCAAGAAAATCAACAAGGTCAAGTAACAGAAGAGAATTTGGTGGATTCTGTTGTTGGCATGGAAAATAGTGTAGATGATATATTTACACCAGGATTTGGACAAACTGAAGAACCCGTACAGGAGGAAGCAGTAGAAACTACACCTGAGGTAAATTATGAAACTCCACAAGATAACGAAGAAGTTCGATACCAGTATTGGCAGTCTGAAGCAGATAAAGCCAAGAATGAAAATGAACAGTTAAAAAAGACTGTAGAGATTCTACAGCAGACTATTCAGAAACCAGCTGAATCTCAGCCTGAGGAGATATCTTCAGAACCTGAAATTGAACCTTTTCGTGATGCACCACAGAAACCAAATAAACCTGCAGGTTTCAATAGAGCAGAAGCTATTGATGACCCAAATAGTGCATCTGCACAGTACTTAGATGCTATGGATTCTTATAGAGATGAAATGGATATCTATAATGCAGATAAACTAGAGTATGAATCTAACTTGATAAACATTGAGCGTGAAGCTTTGATAGAAGAGCAGAAAAGACAAAAAGATGCTTTTGAAGCAGAGCAACGCAATCAAGAACAAGTTAGTAACATAACTCAACAGTTGAGGTCTCAATACAATGCAAATGATGATGAGGTCAATGACTTTATACAAAAGATGAGCGACCCTGAATCATTAAATATTGACAACCTATGGCGTTTATATCAAATGGATAAAGGTAAAGTACCTGAGCAACCAGTTGCACAGCCTTCACCCCAGTTCAACCAAGTTCAGAGAGCACAATCAGTTCCGGCACCTATGGGAGTCCAGAGTAGTGCAAATATGCAACAAACTGGAAAGAGTGCCAGCGATTTAATTATGGATGACCTGATTAGTGATTATGAAAGTAAAAATCCTTGGAAATAAGGAATAATATAAACGGAGTTAAAAATGGCTAACAAATACAGTATATCTACTGGTGGAAGCATGCAGTCGTCTTCTATTAATGATAGCAGACGCATGTTTAACTTTGGAGAAAGAGTTGCAGAACTCGCTCCAGAGCAAAGTCCATTCTTTACATACCTCTCAAAAGTTGCAAAGAAGCCTACTGATGACCCTGTGTTCAAATTCTTAGAACAGCGTTATCAATGGCAGAGGCGTAACTTTGAGGTTGAAGCTGATGAGTCAAAAGCACTTGGTGGTAGTGATAACACAGTTGCACTGGCTTATGCGGCTTGGAAACCAACAACTGCTAATCCTCTTGATTTGACAGTTAAGTATGATAAGTATGGCAGAGAAGTATCTGCAGACACAGAACCTGAATTTCTACTCAAAGACCAAATTATTGATGTTCAAGCTGAGTTAGATAAGGATGGTGTTGGTGCAAATGCGGCTATTAATGTAAAAGTAAAAATCAAAATCACGGCGGCTCCAGTAGCTTCCGGAGCGGCTGGTAAGAGTATTGAAGGTAATATCATTCATATCTCTAAAGAGTCAGACGGAAGTGAAATTGTAGCTAGTGATTTAACTGCTAGTACTAGTACCCTTAAATTTGTTGATGGCGGTAAGGGTCAAGTAATCGGTAGTGCTTTTGCAGAAGGTGGAACTGACCCAGAGGGTTGGAAAGACGAAATGTACGACAGAGAAGGATATGTGCAGATTTTTAAAACTGCTATTCCAATGTTCTCTGGTACAGCAATGGCTACTCGTTACAGAGGTAAGGCAGATGAATACAAGAGAGTATGGCAAACTAAGTTAATGGAACATAAGATGGACATCGAGCATGCAATGCTTTTTGGTGTCGGTTCTGATGATTCAGATGCTAGTGGGCCTGTAAGACGCTCTTGGGGTATTGTACCTTACACTGAGAAATATGGAAAGATTAAATCTTTTACATATGCTGACTCAACCTATGATGATTTTTTAACTGCAATGGAAGATGTTTTCGCTCCTGAAACAGGAAACAGTGGAAACAAGCTTGTACTTGCTTCAAGAAAGATTATCTCTTACTTTAACAAGTTAGGTGGAGATTCATTCTTAGGTAACACAGTAGCTCTTGGTCATACAGCATCTACTTCTGGTGGTTCTAATGGTTACAGCTTAGATGTACAGAATGTAAAAGGTGCTTTTGGTCATAATGTATCAGTAGTTAATACAATCTATGGTAATTTAAATCTTGTTGCTGAGCCTTTGTTCAGAAACATGTATGAGGATTACGCAATTATGGTTGACTTAGCTAATGTTGCATATAGACCTTTAGCAGGTAACGGTGTTAATCGTGATACTCATATTATTACGAATGTACAGAATAATAATGTTGATGGAAGAAAAGATATTGTCTTAACCGAAGCTGGTTTAGAAATTTCTTTGCCTGAGACACATACTATTCTTAAGTTCTCATAATAATAGTAACCTATTCAGGGCCCCTT